GTTCCAAAGACAGTAGCTCCAGCACCAGTGGTCTCAAATTTCTTGGAGTTGTCGTAATAGAGTTCTACTGCTCCGTTTGTATTAAATTGCGCTAGAGTTTCTGTATCAAGACTATTTCTAAATACAATATTAGTAGCATTTAAATAAAAACTGCCACTTCCACTTTCCTTAATAATAGAATCATTTCCGTTATGATAAATCTCTAAATCATTACCATCACCAAAATATAACTTATCATTATCACCAAGATTTACATTACCTTGGAATGTAGAAACACCAGAAACATAGACACCGCCAGAGATGGTTACACCATAACCAGTGGTCTCAAATTTCTTGTCGTTGTCGTAGTAGAGTTCTACTTGTCCATCACTACTTGCTCTAAAGTAATTTTCTCCACCTGTATTTTGCAGAGCAATAAATTGAGACCCACGAATTATTAAATTACCAGTTCCTTCATCAATAATATAACTATCTGTTCCATTATGTAAAATTCTCAAATCATTGCCATCACCAAAATATAAATTATCACTATCACCAAGATATACATTACCTTGGAATGTAGAAACGCCAGAGACATTCAGTTGTTGAGTTTGAAGAGTTCCAAAGACTGTTGCACCATAACCAGTGGTCTCAAATTTCTTGGAGTTGTCGTAGTAGAGCTCTACTGCTCCGTCTGTGGTGAATTTTGCTTTGATTTCCGAAATTGACCCATCAGTAATAACAACATCATTATTACCACCAATATATAAACTTCCAGTTCCAGCATCAGTAATATTACTGCTTGATCCATTATGCCAAATCTGTAAGTCATTACTATCACCAAGATTAATCTTATCATTATCACCAAGATTTACATTACCTTGGAATGTAGAAACACCAGATATATTTAAATTACCAGTAATATTAATATTACCAGTTCCAGTAATATCATTACCATTAATGTCTAAATCCCCTCCAAGTTGAGGAGTAGTATCTCCAACTATGTCGGTAGTAATTCCTGTTAATGAAGTATAAGGATAGTTAGTAGCATCAGATAAATTAAATGCTGGAGTTGCATCAGAACCACCAAGACTTAATTGAACTCCACCATAAGATACTGTTGAGTTGTCTAAAGCTCCATTAGGAATATTAGTTAATGATGCACCAGAACCACTGAATAATGTTGCTTTAGCGGTTCCATTAACATCTAACTTAGTAGTTGGATTTGTGGTGCCTATGCCAGTATTGCCACCATAAGGATTTAATGCAATAGTTCTATCAGCATTTACATCAATAATTGGAATACCCGAAATTGGGTTTACACTGAAAATAGAACCACTGGAAAGATTATTGCTAATAGAAAATAATGTTCCTTCAGAGGCTTCCCAAGAAAGAGTTCCATTATTTTGAGTGTCATAGTGAACAATATCAATAACTGTTCCTATACCTACTTTACCTACAACACTTAATACTTCTTGATTCTCAGTATAAGAACTGATACCAACCTTAAGATTTTTTTGACGATTGCTGATATATCCTTTTGCCATTTTTCTTTATTAGTTAAGTGTTTCTAAGATACTTGCAATAAACTTGAGATTGGTATTATCACTGCCCGATAATACTAATTTATCACCACTTTCTAATACCAATTTTCCCGCAAGAAGATTTGCAGTATCACTAGAAGCAATGGGAAATTCTTTTAACATTTCAGTATCAGTTGCACTTCTACGATGAACAAGAGTTACATCCTCAGAAGTAGCACCAATGTTTGCAACTTGAGCTAAAAGAACAACTCCAGTGTATCCGACTGGTGCTGTATAAATTTCAGTTGGAGATGTATCAACAACTGCTGTGACTGTTTGGAATACGTTGAGTGCGAGTGCCATTTTTTAATCTCCTCCTAATGCTAGAATGAATGGTGTCATTGTAGAGAACAAACTCTTGGAATAGAATGTTCCACTAATTGTTCCTGATTGTTGATTAATTACAACACCATTACCAATTCGGAAGTTACCCGATTGATCGGTTGATGTGAATACAACCAGACCACCATTACGAGCATCAGTTTCATTTTCCTGAATCGGAACTCCACCATTTTGTGGAAGAGCACTTGCAATATTTGTCCCAGAACCAATATATTCAAGTGAGTGTCCTGATGCTAATACACGACTTTGCTTAAAGAATGGAACTGTTGTACCAACTCCAACAGCATAAGGGACATTATCTGTAATAGTTATGGTACAAATTCCAGCAGAAACTGGAGTTGAACTCTCAATTACATAATATATTGGAATTAAATTTGCTGTTCCTGTTGCGGTGTTTATTCCAACATCTGGAGAAGCAAAAGTGACTGTTGGTGTGGTTGTATATCCTCTACCGTTTGAAACCATCTCAACTTTAGTCACTGACCCATTCTTAACTTCACCCACAGCAGTTGCAGGAATACCCCAAGGCTCACTTGGGTCGGTGAACGTAATATCAACATTCTGTGTATAACCAGTTCCGCCAGAACTCACCGTTACGCCACCAACTGTATAATATAAAGAATCAAGATATATCACCTGACCATCAAAAGGACGAACCGCATTAATCTTTACAGTTCCTCCAGAATCATATGTATGTTGTAAGGTGGAAACTCCCACATAAACCTCAAAGGAAGTTGCTGAAGGAGTTCCTTGAACCTCAAAAATATATCCTTTATTTCCTGAAGGATAAGTTACGATTCCTGGACCCGATGGACAAGTAAATCCAAGTCCTGCAATTGAAACTCCCATTCCAACATTGAAATTATGACTTGCATCTACAGTGATTGTTGTAAGACCTGTAGTGTTATCATAAAGTGCATTTGTTACATTCAATGTTGGAACATTTAAGTCTAATACAAACTCAAATGCATTTTCCGCAGCAGATGCAGTGATGATTCCTGTGTATTTGTGTGGCCCAATACCATCAGCAACCAATCCATAATTACCAAAAGATGAGTTGGAGTTTGTAAGGTCACAAGCAGCACCACTACCACAATAAATTGCAGTATCGTTGCAGATAGTGAAGATGGAAACTAATTGAGCATAACCTTCGTTAGTGATAGAAACACCAATACCACCCTGATTGTACTGAGTATAACTATCAACAACCATCGACTTTAATGGTCCAATTGCATTTAGACCATCAATTCTCATCCCAATACTATTTGGAATAAAGTTTGTGCAGTTTTGAATATAAGGTGATTGGTCGAAATATCCTATTTCATCTGGGTTAAAAGCAAAGATTGCTTTTCCGTTGTTCAGAGTGCCTGTATAAGACATCTCTGCAATGTAGTTTCCATTTGCTACATAAAACAAATCTTGGTCTGCATTCTGTGGAGATACTGATACTTCTCTTAAACTATCTCCAACAATTGAGACCTGACTTGGAATTGTGAGTGGATTATTTTCTACATAAGATCCAGCACTAACTTTAATAACTGTTCCTGTTGTTGCGGTTGTAAGTGCTGCTCCGATTGTTCTCTTGGCGTCTCCAAGTTTTTTTCCTGTATTTGTATCTGTTCCGTCTTGTGTGACATATAAAATATTAGTAACTGTTGCACCCGCACCAAGTCTTACAATATCGGTGCCGATTCCTGTGCGTTCTCTACGAGCAAATAACTCCGCATCATAAGTATTGAAAGCTAGTTCCCCTAAAGAAAGTTGCCCTGTTGTTGGTACTTTCCCGGGAACCGATGACCGTTTAATTCTTATATTTGGATCAGCCATTCAACCTCTCATCTTTGGTAGAGACCGTAGAAACTCTTATATAAGAGTTTTTATTATTTATGAGATTTTTAAATGCCGAATCTTCCTCTTAATGCATTGAAATTTTGTTGTCCGCACATTAGAGTTTTATGAGTTAAAATCCTGCAAATCTTCTGTTTGGTGTTACTGGTTCTACAACAAACTCTTGTAATTCTTCTGGTAAATCACTTGCAAGAATAATATTCACATGCCATCCATCTTTCTTAGTTGGTTCTGAAATCACAGAGAGCTCACCAGTATCTTCATCAGTTTCATAGACACCATCATCATTCCAAATCTCACCAACAATATCAATACCACCAGGAATATCACCTACAGTATAAAAAGTTCTTACTTCTTCATCTTCCTCATAAGTTCTTAGGTAGTTCACTTCAGTAAGTTTTTGATCTGCTTCTTCTTGTGAAGCAAACTTTAGGTAGTAGGGAGTGTAATTGTTTGTCATTGTGTAAGTGCCTGTAGTTGAGTGTTTGTGAGTCTTGTTGGGTAGTATAGAAGTTTTTTTATAGTTCCATTTGTATCTGGATTGGACGGCGATTGATAAAATAGTAATCTATCAATCCCAGTATTACCATTTGTAGTTCCTGAAGTAGCAACTTGACCGAAAGCACCAACAACAAAATTTGTATTGTCATATGCAGCAACAGATTTTATATTGTCGCCACGTCCATACGAACCAGTAGTCGGAGCAGAAAGATAAGTATAACTACCACCAATTCTTCTTCCTACTCTAATTCCTCCAGAAGGATCTGAGAATCCAAAAAATCTTTGATTTGGATTTGCATCATCATTTGCAAAGTGCCATGGACGGATCCCGTATGTAAATTCGGAATAAATTGTTCCCTCGTCAGAATTATAAAAATCTGTGAAGTTTGTTCCTGTGATTTTTGTGATGTCTGGTTGTCTGGTTACTGTAGAACCGCTGGTGGGAATGTAGGAGGTTGGGAAAGGAGCAGTAACAAGTTCTTCCTGAACTCCCCAAATCAAATAAGAAGCAGAAGCATTTGATCCACTACTAGCACCTCTTGCTGATGTAAGAGATGGGACTAAGTTTATATTCCATGATCCACCAGGACCTGTCCCAGGACCACCCATCACAGTAACTCTATACCACCCATTTGGATAAGCAACTACTTTAGAAAAGAAATCACCAAAACCATTAATTGTGTTTGTGCTTCCATCAGAAAGATTAATATTAAATACCACAGCACCAGCAACAAAAGTATTAGAATAAAACCCAAGGATAGGAGTGCCACTATCTGCTTTTACAAATACAGAAAAAACATTATATTGAGTGTTGGATGTTCCTTGAGTATTCCATCCCAATCTTGTATTTTCATCAACTCCACTTCCAGTAATCCTAGTAGCAGTAGTAGTTCCGTCAAGAGCTGTAGCAGCATTTGCTGTTAGTGTAGAACCCGTAAGAATATCTCTACCCGTGTTTATATCTACACTGTAATCCTGATAATTAGTCCTACTCTCCTCAATCAACAACCCTAAACTTTCACCAGTCTCAGGATCATGATCAAATCTTGGTTCATCAGCAGCAGCAGTCTTAATTAAACCATCAGAACCAACATAAGTACCAGTGCTACTTCTGGTGAATGTAATTAGATTTGTCTCGGACATAGAATCTATCAAAGACTTTCTTCTTGCAAAGTCTAAAAATAAACTTGGTCTACCATAATCAATAAAAGTAGACCTTCTTTCTCCATATTCAATTCCCATATCTTATAATCTTTTGCTGTTTTTATATTTAGATTCCAAAACGAGACCTATGCATATTGAAGTTTTGTTGGATTTCTGATGCTGTGAGTGCTCTGTTGTATATGGAGACTTGTGATATGTTTCCATTAAACCTATAATTAGGATTTCTTGGACTTCTTCCAATATCAACAGCAGTAGAACTTGTACTACTATTAGAATTATATGATCTTGTTATATCAAATTGCCCATTAACGTAAAATGAAACTTGAGTGTTATTTTTAGATATACAAACATTAGTCCAAGTATTTGGTGGAATTCTAATCGTAGAATATTTCCAAGATCCATCATACGATGCTAATAATTTTCCTGTTGCTGGAGAATCACTGCTTATCCACATCATATATCCTCCGCCAACTCTATAATCTACCGAGTCACACACCAGCATCCAACCAGTATAACCAGTATCTTCATATCTTATCCAAGCAGATGTTGTATAATATATTGATTTTCCTAAAGTTGAGGATGCTGGTAAATTAACATAATCATCCGATCCATCAAAAAGAATAGAACTATCACTATAAGTCGGTCCATTTCTTAGAGTTCCATTATTTCCATTACCACTCAAATCAGTCCAAGTGGTTCCAGAACCAGGATAAGAGTTAGTATCACCAGCATCAAGTGCTAATACTAATCCATCCTCACTAATATCAGGTCCAGCATAAGCACCCATCAGACCATTTCCTCCATAGGTGCTGACCATTCAGGTGTGGAAAGAATATCTAAAATCTCTGAGTAAGTATAAGGTCCTTCAAGTGTTGTGAGTTCTGAAACAAAATCTGGTTGTTCTCCATCCCATTTCACAAAGGTCTTGGTTTCATCTACTGATTTGCATAGAGTATCAGCAGAAGTCTCACAGACTAATGAGAAATCAACCTGATTAATTTCTGTTGTGGAGAAGATTGCGAAGCTTCTATTTTCGTACATTGTCTTATTTGTTTTGTAAGTATTTAGATTCCGAACCTTGAACGGGTTGCATTGAAGTTTTGTTGGACTTCTGATGTTGATAGTCCTCTATTATAAACTTTAGCAACTGATATTTTTCCATTAAAATATTGAGTTGCTGCTATAGTTCCAGTTCCACCAGAACCAATACATAGAGGATTATTGCTACTAGCAGTTGATGCTGCTGCCCAAGATTCAATTTGAGTTCCATTATAATAAATTCTTGCTGTTCCTGATGATTCACTATATGTAACCATCAAGTGTGCCCAAGTATTAAGTGGAAGTTCATTATTTCTTTCTGCTCCACCTGCTAAGCAAGTATGTCCATTACCAGTGCCAACACAACCATATATATCAGCACCATTATTAAAATCTACGGCAAGAAAATAATTTTCCCATTTTGAAATTATTTTTGCAAGAGTTTGTCCTGCTGGTGCTCCACCCTCTCTCCTACACCAAGATTCAATACTCCAAGCAGTTTCCATATCTAATGTTGGACTATCTGGTGCTTCAGCAAAATCGTCTGTCCCATCAAAATCAAAACATCCACCACCCAAAGAGTTGTAAACTGCACCTGATATTGTTGCATTATTTCCGTTCCCACTCAAATCAGTCCAAGTAGTACCAGAACCAGGATATGAGTTTCTGTCTGCTGCATCAAGTGCTAATACTAATCCATCAGTAACTACTTTTGGTCCGTGCCCCAATGCCATTATTCAAAATCTCCTTCTGCCTTTGTTCCTCTTTTAGGTTTTTTTAACTTCTCAAGTTCATTACTTAAGGACTGAACAGTTGCATTGAGTTTTTCTACTTGAGTTTCTAATACAATATTCTGATTCAACAACTCAAAAGTTTTCTGTTGATACTTTGAAAGAACCAATTTCAAATCTTCTTCAGACATAAAAAAATACACCCAGTTTCCTAGGTGTATTTAGGACTTATTTAATCAACCTCAAAAAGTTCCAGCGTCAATAGTGATGTTCTCTAGATTTCTTGTAGTTCCTGTACAAGAAATAACTTGCGACTGACCTGCACAATCATTTACCCATAGTGCTCCGATTTCAATTGGAGCAAAAGCAGTGAAAGTAATTTGTGGACTATTGTTGTCAGTACCACCACCATCAGAAATCTCAGAAGCAAACTTAAATCTTGAATCTCCTTGTTCCCAAGCAACCGCTGCTTTCTTTGCGGAAGTTTGATAGTAGTTGAAGAGAACACCCAAGTCCCAAGTGGTTGTTGTAGATGGTGCAGAACCATTTACAATACCAAGTTCAATAGTTCTATCTTCAACAGTCATTGAAGAAGTATTAACTTGTGTTGTGGAACCATTAACATAAAGGTTTCCACTGACAGTTAAGTCATTTCCAATCGTAACATCATTTGGAAGTCCATAAGTAATACTTTGGCCAGCAACTGTTACATCAATTTCATTCGTAGTTCCAGCAAACGTCATTGTTTGACTGGTTGCTACTGAACCTCCACCACCACCAGTTCCATTAGTTCCTTCAGCAGTTGTGATTGTTAAGTCAACAGCAGCAATTGCAGTATCGGTATAATCCTTAACTGCTGCGGATGTAGGAAGTGTGGTGTCGTTATCATTTGATGCAATACCTTCACCCTCTGTTACGATTGCAGAAGCAGCAAAATCAGCAACTTCTACGTTTGATAGTGAGTTGCCAGTTCCATTTGCATTAAATGTTTTATTTGTAAATGTTAATGTATCTGAAGCAATATTTGCATCTTGTGCATCAACATATGCTTTAATTGACTTTGCTGATGCAAGAGTGTCATCTGAAGCAGAAACTGAAGAAAGGTCTGTGTCAACAGATGTAATTGCAGTTCCTGAACCAAATACTACACTTGTAAATGTAGGTGTGCTTGAAACACTAACAGTTGCAATATTTCCGCCAGCAGTACCAGTTACTACTAGATTATCAGTGAACTTAATGTTGGTGATGCTTCCTGCAGTTCCTACAGTTCCATTTGTATCACTAACTGAAATACCATCCAATACACCTGCACCAGCAGAAGTAACTGGTTGCCAACTCCATCCACCAGAACCATTTGCTACTGGTACATAATCAGTTGCACCAAAATCAGAACCATCAGGAGAGATTTGATTTACATCAATTCTATCAACAGTTAATGTTCCTGCAATTGATACATTATCAGGAAGACCTACGGTTACTGTTCCGTTAGTTCTGGAAACCTCAATTTCACTTGCGGTGCCATTAATTGCAAGAACCGCTCCATTGGCACTATCTCCAAGAGAAATTACACCGGAGGGTGAATCAAAATCGTCCGCATCAAATGCTGCAATACCCTTTGTTGAACCATCAGCAGCAGCATCACCTATAGAAACATCACCACCACTAACTGTAAAATATGATGCACTAAAAGATGCAACACCAGCATTACTGGAAGATGCAATCTCTGCAGCAATTGTAATCTTATTATTAGAAACAGTTGTATCTACACCTTCTCCACCTTCAAATGTTAAAGTTTCACCTGTATTAAATGTATCATTAGAACCAGTATCTGCAGCAATTGTAAATGATGATGCTGCAGGAGAACTGAACGAAAGATTCCCGTTTCCATCAGTAATCAGAACATTGCCACTAGATCCATCAGTTCCTGGTAATGTATATGTAACAATTCCAGCAAGACTATCTGGTGATTTCAGAGTAATATAAGAAGAACCATTAGAAGTTCCTTCAACTAGATTTACTCCACTACCAGTTGAAGTTGCTTCTCTTGTCCAATAACGGTGTGAACCAAAGAACTTATTACCTTCTGTGCTACTGTTGATACCGACATAAAGTTCATAGGTGTCGGTAGTGAGTGCGGGTTCACCTGCCTGAAGACCAGGAAGATTAGCAAAGGCACCCCTTTTAAACTGAATTACGGGAGAAGCCATTTCTATCTATTATTACTTATTATTATTTATTGATTAAAATGTTCCTCCATCAATACCAAATACAATATTGTTTATATCAACTTCTTGTTCTACTTGTGTTACGAAATCATCAGGTAAGTCATTATCTTCTGATGATGTTGATAAAACTTGGTCTGCAGTAACTAGAACAAATTTATCTGCTGATGCACTATATCTCATTACATATTTGTTTTTTGTGCTATCCAGATTTTGTAAATCAGTATCTGTTAAATCCCGTAATCTTGTAGGCATTAAAATGTTCCTCCATCAATACCAAATACAATATTGTTTATATCAACTTCTTGTTCTACTTGTGTGATGAAATCATCAGGTAAATCATTATCTTCTGATGATGTTGATAAAACTTGGTCTGCGGTAACTAGAACAAATTTATCTGTTGTACTATCATATGAAACTAAAAGTCCATCTTTTGTAGCATCTAATGTTCCAAATGCAGTATCACCCATCTCTTGAATAATAGATGGTTGTCTGGCAGATTGCACTTTTTTTGTTGTTACTGCTTTCTTTGCAACTACATTAGAAATAAATTGTACTTTTTTGACTACAGCCATCTGTCTTAAGTCGTAATGCCTGCTGTTACAAGTGCCATTCCTTCCACTAACCTTGATACTGCACCACTTCCAGATGTTAATCTTACATCATAATAATATCGTCCAGGTTCCAAACTAGTTGTTGATGATGCTGGTAATGTAATAGTAACTTCACCAATCGCTGCAGTAATAGAAACTGAAAACGATGTTGATGTTGTTGCACCAGGATGCTTTTTCATTTTAGCAGCACCAGAATATCCGGCAAGGTTTGATAATGAACCATCATTTTCAGTGGAAACAAAAGTTTCTGAAAAATCAGCACCCTGAGGAATTGATATATTAATGACTGGATTGGCTGCCATCTGTCTTTTTTAACTATTTATCACCACCAAAGTCTTTTGACTTTAATAATTTTGCTAAATCTGCAGTAGAACCAACAAAAAGAGCATTATTGACTGTAGATGGGCCTTTTGCTTGCTTTTCTTCTTCCACATCTTTGAGTTTTTTCTGCAACTCCATTAACTTGTCTGTAGCATCAGCAACATTTTTAATTAATTGTCCAGCAACTTCATATGCTCTTGGCATTTCACTCTCTTGTGCAAGTTCAAGGATACCATTAATTGCCTCTTGTCCCTTTTCAATCAAAGAATAAAGATTTCCTCTTGTATATTCATAATCTTTTTGGATATCAGTATTTTGTGATTTTTGTACTTCAACTTCAGTATGCTTCTCAATCTCTGTTGATACTAGTTCACCATCAACATTAAAAGTATTGTTTAATTCGTCAAACTTTTTTGTCATTTTCATAACTTATCAGAAAGTACTACCATCAAAACCAAAATCATCTCCAATTTCTATTAATGCATCATCTGCATCGTTGATTAGATGAATATCGGTTCCTGAAACATGAGATTCTTTGGGAGTGCCATCTTTTCCTCTTTCAACTTTAAGTTTTGTTCCTGATATAATTTCAAGAACATAAACCTGCTCATTGTCAATAGTGAGATAACTTGCATCTGATATTCCCGAAGTATCTGCAACTTCAATGTATTTTGATGTTGTCCCGATATCTTGGGATAAAGTTGTAATTGCATCTCCTGTATAATCTTTAATTGCTCTAGGAACAACAGAGTATGTAATATCTCTTGTTGGAGTATTTGTAGTGTCTCCCGCAATATAACCAATTTGAACTTTTTTGATAAGATCTTTGGATACTCCAGATGCAATTGGGCCAAATAGATATGTTTTTGCAGTAAATCTAATTGTATAATAAAGAGATCTTCTAGTTGTGAAATCTCCTTCATAATCATCTTGCATTGAAATGTTTTCAATTACAACAGGAATATCTCTCTTTTCACCAATAGATTCTGCTAAGTCAACAGTCAAATTAAATGATGGTTGAAAATATGGCAAAATTTGCTCAACGATTTGGAGCATATCATCATTTAATTTTGTATATATTGTAAGTTCAAATGCCATGTTATATGGAACAGGCATGTATGCTTTTCTGACTTCTGTCTTGTCGTTTGGATTGGTTGTTATAAAAGTTTGAGTTGTTGTTACCTTTCTAGAAGCATCATATTGTAACCCAGTAAATTCAAATGACATTCTAGGTAAAGAGATTTGAGTTCCTTTACTCAAATTTGGAGATTGTTCTAACCTTGCTAGAAACTTCTGTGTTGGTCCATATGCTAATGGAACCTTAATAATCTCTATAGTAGAATCTGAAGAATTAGTATGTTTAATTTCAATGTTGTTAAAAAGAGTACCGAAAGTAATAATTGTTTTTCTTAAGATTTCGTGATAAAAATATTCAAACATAACATTACCTACTTTAATTCTACTAACCGTTAATTATTATTTATGTTATGGAGTTCCGAAAGGATTTGTTTCTGTAAAATCAAGTATCTTGTCGGCTTCCACTTCAATATTATCATTATCTGGGAATTCGCCTATTGTATTATATTCTTCTTTAGATGTAAGTTTATATAATGCTCCACTTTCGGCACCATGAACCGTTTCTCCAGGAGTAAAGTCTGCGGTAACATTTGTAATCGTAAGAACTCCTGTACTTCTTGTCCAAGATTTGACTCTTGCAGTTGCTCCGCTTATTGTTCCAGTAACAATCTCATTATGAATAAACGTTCCAATGCCAATAGTTGCTCCAATGCCTGTGGGTGGTGCAATAGTTACAGTAGGAGCGACAGTATATCCAGCACCAGCATTGGTATATCTAATTGCAGTAATTGTTCCTGCAGCAGAGACTATGGCAACACCAGTCGCAGTTGTGCCAATACCTGGACTGCTGAATGTGACTAGTGGGGGATTTACATATCCTCCACCCCCGTTGGTTATTGATACAATTCCAAGAACACCATTACCAATTCTAGTTGTAGCTGCAGCACCTACACCAGGATCAGTAGAATATCCTACCAATACAATTCCTGGAGCGACTGTATATCCACATCCAGGATTTGTAATTTCAACTCCCTGAACTTTACTTCCAATCTGAGTTCCATCACAATTAGTCAAATTGCTAATTAAAGTTGCAATACCAGCAGCAGTATAACTTGAACCAGATGGAGATATTGAGAAAGCAACTGCTGGAGGAGTGCGGTATTTTTCTCCTCTGCTTGTCATTGTAACAGACATAACGCCACCAACAGTGCAGATACCAACAACAGATGCTGTAGCAGTTACTGCAGCTCCAATAGAAACAAATGTCAGAGATTGAATATTTCCTTCAGTTATAGTATTATCATCAATTTCATCAACTTCAGTATCAATAACTTCATCTTCATAACGAAAGAGTTCGCATCTCAGATCATAAACATAATTTTTTTGCAACTGATAAAATGGTTTTTCATGCTCAACAAATTTAATTTCAAAAAGTCTATCTCCAAGAGGAAAATATATCAAATCGCCTTCTTTTGGACGAGTCGCTAATTCAATATTTGGTAAACTTTTAGTTAATGGTGTTATATAATTTTCAAATCTCTCTTGAGAGATTATTAAATTAATTTCATTAGTTGCTTGTATTCCAAACTTTGATAGTAATTGCGTATTGTCTCCATAACCTTCATAATTATTGACATATGCTTCAATTGGATATGCACTATCAAATTTTGATTCAATAACTTCTTGTATTATTGTATTTTTTGTTATATATTTTCTTGGCAAATAATATACTTCAACACCATACATTCTCAACTGCTCGTTGATTAAGTCTTGAATAAGACTTTGTTCAGTCTGTGAACCTTGAAGAAAAAATGGATTAAGCATTATCCTATCATGTCAAGAGGAGGAAGTTCATATGTGTTTGACATCTTTTCCATAATCATATCAATTTCCTTTTGTGCATCATCATAGATTTGCCTTCCATTAAGTTCTACTCCTCCTGGAAGTTTTACTCCTTGGAATTTAATTAAGTTTTGTCCCCATTGACGTTTGATTAGCGAAGTCAGATATGGCTTTAAGAAGGAATCATTCCAAACTCTAGCATAATCATTTGGATTTAATGCTCTATAACAATCCATGATGAGATAATCGCCTACAGTCAAACTACCCCAATCAATATCAAGATATAATCTATCCTGTCTTTGATTAAATCTTATTTGCTTCTCTGTGGTTAATAAGAAATCAATATCTTCAAGATATGTTTTTGTCATTGCATATGTGAGAAGTTCAGTAGAACCCCAATAGTAAATATCATTCAAAAATAGTTGATACTTAACAC